TTACTGCACCTACATGCTGGCAAATACTGCACTAGTGCATTAAGTATTACTGCACTAACTCTAAAAGGGTTCATTTGTCACCTTTCTGCTGAATAAACCGTCCACCGCTTCCTCAATCAATCCGTCGTCTTTAGCTTGCCTAATCCGTGCCTTGGCCTGCCGTTCCTGTAGGCCGGTGGCTTCCTGCACAAACGCCACCACTTGGCTGTACTTAGCCCCTTCGGGTAGCTTGCCCCAGTTAATCGTGGTGGCCCTACGGCCGACCGACTTCTCGGGTGCATTCACCTCAATCCACGCCATACCCTTGTCGGCATGCTTTAGGTGCACGGCCGGTTGCGTTTTAGATGCTATTAAATCGCTCGCAGTTACCCCTGGACGTAGCCCAGACCGCTTCCCGCGCTTGGTCACCTCCAGCTTGTAGGTGTAGTTGCCTTCCTCATTCTGGCCACAAGACGTAAGGGTGAGGACAGATCTAGCCCAGTTGGTCAGCTCAGATGAACCGAATCCGCTGTAAGCCTTGTCGTGGCCTTGGTAGCCGCTACCGTCGCGGGTTGGCTTTGGGGTGTGGTGCACCAACATCCAGGCAAAGTTTGCCGACAGGGCCAAGGGGTTGAGCAGGTTGCGTAGAAAGCCGCCGGCCGTCTCTTGGCTGGATAAATCGCCTCCGATAAAGGCCAGCAAAGGATCTACCCACGCCAGATCCGGCTTGTGCTTTTCGGCCAGCCTCCTCATCCGATCGACAAACCGCTCCCCAGTGGACGTGCAGTCGCGCACAATCACTAGGTTATTTCTGACATATCCCAGCTCCTCGTCGGTCAAATCCAACGCTCGCAGTATCCCCTGCAACGCCTCCGCCACGTCCCCTTCGTCGTTCTCCGCCTGCACGATGAGCGACTTGAGCCGCTTGCCATGCGGGCTGATGCCAAACAGATCACGGCCACACGCCCAGGTAATCGCCGCTTGCAGGCACAGCACGCTCTTGCCTAACCCACTGCTGCCTACCCACAGTGCCGATCCACCCCGGCAGATCCACCGCTGGCCAAGCAGCTGAGTGGGGTCGGCATCCTCCTTAAAATTGATCAGCTGATCCCACGTGAACGGCTGCGGCAGATCGCCGTACATCGTGCGCTCCTGCCATTCCATGTACGTCAGCGTCGGCGCCCCACACTCCACCAGCTCCTGCTGCTGGCCAGTGGCCGTGCGCATGGCTCCGGGCAACCTAGACAAGCGCCCTGCGTCTTTGTTGGCCGGATCGGGCTTGCAGTGCTCCAGATGCTTGTAAATAAAATCTACCCGCTCGGTAAACTCTTTTGCGCTGGTCGCCCCTACATTAACCCACGCATGCAGGCTGCGGGCCCCGCTCTTAATAATGGCGGACGTAGGCAGCCCGCTCTTCTTAATGATGGCCCACTGCTCTTGCAGGGTGCTGTCATCAAACTCGATCAGGCAATGGCGATACTTGACGATAGATTCCGATTTGCGGTTCTTGCCATTGTTAGCGTTGATCGACACATACACGCCCACCGCCAATCCCTGCCAATCCTTTAGACCGTTGCCCTTGAACATCTCTAGCCATTCCTCCCGGCTCCTCGTCTCGCCGGCACCGTCCGGCCGTTCTCGTTCGCCATCTTGGATGCTTCGGCAGATGTTGATCTGATCGCCCACGTCGAAGCAGGTGGCAAGGAACTTATCGACTGGCCCACTTTCCACGCTGATCGGCATGGGCGGCACTGGCAGATCCTCCCTAATAATTGCGCCATTTTGAAAACTATACTTAGCCTTCGGCCGATACGGCTCCCGGGGTGGTTTGCTATAGGCCGACTTCACGGCCGCCACCGCCTCATTCTGCGACAGGCCCACCTTCATGCCCCAGATCTCGGCCTCCGTCACGGCGTCGAACTCCGACAGGCCGCTGTCGCGAAACTGGCAGGCTAGTTTAAACAGCTGAGTATTTCGTTCACCGTTCTGAGCGCCGTTGTGGTAGATGGTTTCAACGGCCGGTGGCAGTGGGGCAATCATTTGGACTCCTTAACCGCCCTGTCACGCTCTTGATATTTCAACGCTCGGGCCAGCAGCTCCTTAGCGATCAGCAGGCCCAGCTCCACCCGGGTAAGCGCAGCCGGGATCTGCCCTTTGCGTAGGTTAGCGCTGGCACGATCCAGCACGTGAATGAGGGCGCGGTGGCGTTTTACGCTCATGGGATAAAATGAATATCCACGTTATTTTTCGACAAGATATGGCGCATTGAATCAGTAACCAAAACGTCGTCAGGAAAAATTACGCTTACTTTGTATCCTTGCGATTGATAAACAAATATTTGGCCATAAAGCGTTTTATTAGAACAAGTTGTTGTTCTTTGCTTAACTTCAAATATCTCGTTGGTTTCTTTAATTAAAAAGTCACAAGTAAAACCACCCCTTCCAGAATTTGATGAATTTGTTTTGTAAATAAGCTCTTCAGAATATATTTTGTTAATAGGATATAGTTGGTTTAAATAATCAAATGCCGCCTGAGTCATGTGCTTTTCATATTTGTATTTCTTGCTTTTAAGAACCGCCTCATGACGCTCTCTTCTCCCCCCAAATTTTCTAACTCTTTTTGCTTTAAGATAAGTATATGCAAAGCTGTTTTTAAGATAATTCCAGATAATACTTTTATTAATTCCAGCTTCATAAGCCAGGGTTTCTATAGCTCCACCATCTCGAAAACCCCTTATAATTTTTGCTAGCGTTTTTCTAATATCAGAATTACGAACCTTTACTTGACATTTTTCCAAGACTCTTAAAGCAATTAGCTTTCGCTCTGAAATACCATTTAAACGAATATGATTTGTGTTTAGTATCGATATGTCGTTCTTTCTAAAAATCTTACTTAAACATTGTACGGAGATTCCACTTAAATAAGATATTTGTCTAACACTTTTGCCTTCTCTTTTTAATTCAACAAGTAGCGGCTCATTGTATTCTGGGGTGCCGTATATATTTTTTTGCCCAGTTAAAAACTGCTTTGGGATGTGTTGATACTTATCGACCATTTCGTAGCCAATTTGGGCGGCAACTAATTTGATTTTTTCAGCCTTATCTTTGCTAATCTGATCTGGGTGCTGGTAGGCCTTGAAAATAGTGGTTTCAGAACAGCCTACAATTTTTGCAACATCTAATGCGGTCGCCCTCTTTTTACATTCTGATGGCTCTAATGCCAAGGTTTCTTGATTCCTCACCACTGCCCCATTCCCCACCGCATCCGGTTGTTCCGGGCGACGATGACTTGTTCGGCGTATTCCTCCGGCGTGTAGGTGCAAATGATTCGGGCGGAGAACATGACCAGAAGATCCTGCAGGCTCACAACACCGCCTTCGGCAGCGGCCCCGCCAGCTTGTACTGATACTTGCTGGCGTCGTACTCCAGCGGGTATTTAAAAAAATCGCGCAGCAGATCAATGTCTCTTTGAATGGTCTTGTAGCTACATTCGAGCTCTACGCCCAACCTGGCACAGCTCGGCAGCGTTAGATCACGGCGCAGCTTCCCCGCAATCACGCCCAGCCGGCGAAACGTGGGCCGGGTATCGCCAAGGCCCTCGGCTCTCTTGTGCTTGGATGCGAATGTGGCGGCGCAGGTGCTCATTTCGTCACCTCCACTGTCGCCACCTTCGGTAACCGCATTGCCTTAAACTGCGCTTCACTCGCGGCAAACACGTCCACCACCGGCAACTTGCCCCGGCTGGCTTTCTTGCTCTTGACGGCCGTGCCGGTATCCACCGCCACCCACTCCCGCTTGCCATTTAGAATGCGGATCTTGCTCCACAGCGGAATGATGTCTGGATCGACGGCGCAGTGACGGCCAGCCCGCAGCCTTGTGCCGGTGCTGGATTGGTAACGTGTGCTCCACTCATCCTCGCCCGGCCAGTAGCCTGTGATGCGCACCTTAATCTTTTTGGGCTGGGGCCGCAGATCGATCATGACGTTAGCAGCCTGGCCGCTGGTCATGCCCAGGATGGCGGCGATCCAGAGCAGTGATCTCATAGCCCGCTCCTGATGCGATCCATCAGCGTGTTCTCGCGATTCTCCGACGCCGCCAGCGCAGCCTTCGCCTCCGCCAACTGGCTAGACAACGACCGCACCCGCTCGATCAGCTGGTCGATCACTCGCGAATCATCCTCGACCATCGACAGCCGCTGGATGCGATCAGCGCACAGATATTGCGCAGGCACTTCGCTCATGTGGCCAGCTCCCGGGGGTCGTACTTTTTCTGC